AGAGGTTAATGATTTAAATACTGCGAGATTAATATTATCGGGCTCTGGTGCAGATAACACATCGGCTTTAGCATTTGGTGGAAATCCTGATATAGGAAGTACAGAATTATATAATGGTACAAACTGGACAGAAGTAAATGATTTAAATGTTGGAAGAGGTGGTTTAGAAGGAGGTGGAACATCAACAGCTGGTATAGCAATGGGTGGATCACCTGCTTTAGGTGATACGGAGATATGGAATGGAACTAATTGGACAGCTAAAGAAAGTATGAATACAGGAAGACATAGACTCGGAGGAGATGGAGTAACCACATCAGCTTTAGTTTTTAGTGGACAATCACCTTCTGTAACAACGGCAACCGAAGAATGGCATGGTGATGGAAAAATAACAGAAATTTTATCCTCGTCATAATATAAAAGTCTTATAAATAATAATAACATTATAGATATATAATAAGGAGAAATGAATGAGTGATGATATAATAAAAAGAGATATTAAAAGTCTGATCGAAGACGAAACCCCCAATCTAACTAATCTATTAAATTCAGAAGACGTTTCTGCCTTTAAGGAAATGACGGAAGAACTACGAGATACTTGGCACAAAAAACAGATGTTTCGAACAGAAACAGAGGCAAGATTTTCTGTGCTACAAGATAATAGATATCCAACAAAAGCTGCAAAATATTGGCAGTGTGTCAGAGAGCAATCATCATATTTAGATAACCTAATGGCACTTTCTTTTGATTACAGAAGAAATGACGCAAAGATAAAATATCTAGAAAAGAAAATATCTGCCGAAGAAGATGATTATAAACTAACTAAATATCAAATTGATTTAGATGAGGCTCGTTTTGGTAAAGCATCTATGGAAAAAGTTGCAAGACATAGAATGAGAGAGATTAAGATGTGGTCTAAATTAAAAAAAGAGTTTAATGACGGATCATTCAATGATAAAGATGTCAATGAACATCAACTAGAATCTTATGGTAGACACTATGCTGAAAAGGCAAAAACACTAAACAATAGCTCGTCTGATACTGATATATTTAATGTAATGGGACAACTAGAAACACTAAAAAGAATTAAAAAATCTGGTGAACTAGAGAACAATACAGAGAAACAAGAACAGATTACTCAACATGGACAACCAAAATCTTAATTTTGATTTTGTATTTTTAGGTCAATCAGTTTTAAAGTATCAAGTACCATTAGACATTTTTCATTCGATTAATCAAATCTACGAAATCAATTATACTAATCTTTATAAAGCCAATAAACAACTAGTTGGTAAGATAGAGAATGAGCATTCGTTATTCTATGCTGGTGCTGATCAATCTAAAATGAAAAATCACAATCTATTACCTAAAAATGTGACAGATTATTTCATGAGCATATTTCATCACTATCTAACTTTTAATAAAATTAAAGAATACGATACTCATTTAAATTCTATATGGGTTAATGAGATGAAACAACATGAATACAATCCTGCACATATTCACAGAGGAATGTTATTTACAGGTCTTTCAAGTGTGATGATTTTAAAATTACCATCAACTTATGGTAAAGAATATTCTAATGCTGAGATACCACAAAATGGTAGACTACAAATAATGGGTGCTGCTAATGGTCAGTTTGCAAAAATAGATTATCAACCACCTATGAATCTCAGAGATTTCTATGTATTTCCTTACGATATGCGTCATTGCGTTTATCCCTTTAACGGAACTAACGAAACTAGAAGAACACTAGCTGCAAATTGTGATGTACAGTTTGATCCTATCAGAAATAGAGGAGCAACATAATGAGTAAAGAATTTTTAATTAAAGATCATATCGGCATATTTAAAAATTTTATGCCTAACGAATTGATAGAAGATTATCTAAACTATTTTAATAAATGTGAACAACAAGGTGCTGTATATCCTAGAAAAGTGGATGAGATGTTAGTATCTGATAATGCAATAGACACTATAAGAGATACTAATGTTGCAATGACTTATAATAACAAACCTTTCATAGATTTGTTTTTTAAAGAAGTATATCCTTTATATGTTCAAAAATATTCTTATCTAAAAAAATTAGCTACACATAATATATTAGAAGTTAAGATACAGAAAACAAAGGTGGGTGAAGGATATCATACATGGCATTGTGAAAATGCAGAAATGAAAGCAAGAAATAGAATATTAGCTTTTATGATTTATCTAAATGATGTAACCGAGGGTGGGGAGACAGAATTTCTATATCAAAAGTGTCGTTTCAAACCAAAGAAAAATACACTACTAGTTTGGCCGTCACAATTCACGCACATTCATAGGGGCAACCCTCCTCTATCGAATGACAAATATATAATAACGGGTTGGGTAGAATACGGGTATTAATATGATAACAGAACCACGATGGAAATCTTACATGGTTGAAACAACCACGCCAGTCTTTACACCTGAACAATGTAAAATGATTATTGAAGCAGGAAGAAGTGAACCTAAAGTAAATGCTAGTGTTGGATCGTCTGAAAAAGGTGTTAAGGGTAGTGTTATAGACACTAAAACTAGAACATCACATATTAGTTGGATACCATTTAAAAAAATGATTCATATGTATAAAGACATAGAAAAAATTATGCGTCAAACTAATGGCAATCACTTTGGTTTTGATGATATGCAAATAACAGAGATGGCACAATACACAGAATATCCAGAAGGTGGATTCTATGATTGGCATGTAGATAATGATGTTAATTGTTCTCACGAACCACCAGTTAGAAAAATATCAATGACTCTATTATTATCTCCTGAAAATGAATTTGAAGGTGGTGATTTAGAATTAATGAGAAAAAATAGTTTTGCAAAACTTAAACAAGGACACGCAATATTTTTTGCTTCGTTTATACGACATAGGGTGACACCAGTTATAAGAGGAAATAGAAAGTCACTTGTCATGTGGTTTGGAGGCACACCGTTTAGATAATGTTTAGAGAATTATATTTTCCGACACCAATATATATTGCAGATATAGAGCATCCAACTCTCAATCAGGAACTTGAAAGAGATATTATTAATTGGGCAAACAGAGATAAGGGAATGACGAGAACCAATATCAAAGGTTGGCATTCCACGACAGAAATGCACCAATTACCTGAGTATGCAAAACTTGTTGATATGTTATATTCAGCACAGAAAACTATCTACGAACAAGAATATTACGATAGTGAACCTGTTTTAGGTAATATGTGGGCAAATATTAATCCACCAGGATCAATGAACAGAGCACATATACATCCTAATTCTTTGTGGTCTGGTGTGTATTATATCAAAGCACCACAAAACTCTGGACAATTAAAAATAGAAGACCCAAGATCGGTTGCATTGATGTCAAGACCTAGACAAAAAGATGTACCTAAACCTGAGAGATTATGGAGAGAACATTCTTATGATCCCAAAGCAGGACGTTTAATTATGTTTCCTTCTTGGTTAAATCATTGTGTTGATCCTAATAACTCTAATGATATAAGAATATCTGTATCATTTAATTTTATGCAAAAATGCTTTATGGTATAAGGAGATAATATGTTTAAAACAAAAAAATATCAAGTGATTAAAAATGCAATTTCTTATGAATTAGCTAATTTTATATTTAATTATTTCTTACTTAAACGAGATGCTGTTAATTTTATGTATCAAAACAATATACATTCACAGTCTCCTATTCTAGGGACATGGGCAGATCAACAGATACCTAATACTTATTCTTGTTATGCAGATTTTGTAATGGAAACTCTAATGATGAAAGTATTATCAAAAATGCAACAAGAAACAGGATTACAATTAGTGCCGACATATTCTTATGCGAGGGCATATAAAAAAGGTGATATATTAAAAAGACATAAAGATCGACCAAGTTGTGAGATATCTACCACACTTAATTTAGGTGGCGACCCATGGCCTATCTTTATAGATGGTACGGGTGCTGATAATGTCATAGATGAATACAAAAATATACATAAACCTAATGCACCAGCAGGTACAAGAGTTGATCTTGAAATAGGGGATATGTTAGTATATAGTGGTTGTGATTTAGAACACTGGAGAGAACCTTTTGAGGGTGATGTTTGTGGTCAAGTCTTTCTACACTATAACAATGTGAATGGTCAGTTTAAAGATATAAATATATTTGATGGTAGAGATAAACTAGGATTACCTTCAGGTTGTAAGGTAAATAAGTCATAAAACACTTATAAATAGTCTTATAAATATAAGTATAACTTTAAAGAATTAATTAGGAATTTAAATGGCATATATAGGCGCAAATCCAGTCAATGGTTTCTTTGAGAAACAACAATTAACTA